GGGATAGAAGGGGGGGGTATTTAGTATTTAAACTTTTCCGTCCAAATCGTCCATCAATGTACAAAAATGTACATTGTCATATTGTACACATTTGTACACTTCATATACCCACAATCATCCACCAATGTACACAAACCTACATCAATGCGCAGTACAAAAATGTACATTATGACGACGTGAAGAATTAGGACCTAGAGTACCTCTAGAGGTCCTCATGCCACCAGGAGCCTGCAAAGGGCCTTTATGGTCAATTCGAAAAAATAAAGTAAAAATAAGTAAAAAGTTTATTATTACTACATATGTTGTTAGTTTGATGGCTGACCTATAACCAGCATATGAAAACTACGGTCTTGTACGGTTGTTTGAGCTCTATTAACGGTTATGGTGTTAGTGGCGGTCCCGCCATAGTCCACCCAAAAACTCGCATTATCGCTTATACCTATACACTGTACACCAGCCGAGCTTACACCGATGGGCAACGGTACAGAAAACATGGTATCAACTGACGACCCGACAGTAAACCGCATAGTAACAACATCGCCGATTACGGAGTACGCATAGTTATACCCGCACGTTCCTGCGTTGGTTGTAAGCGTTCCACTACCGTATGTCCACGTTGGTACATCTGCTTTCAGCGCCAACCCAGCCGTCAATTCGCTTTTATCAGCCTTGGTCAATAAATTATTGTAGATACCACCTGATGTAACAGGTTTAGTACTGTTAAGTATCGGCGTGGAATCAAAAACTAAATTATCCTGCTTCAATGCCAATTTAGCGGTAATCCATCCACCAGTAATAATTTCATATGTTGAAGGGACATTATTTGTAGGTGGAGCTGAAGCGGTTGTAGTACCATCATCAAGAATATCAATTTTCAAGTTTCTTGATATACCATTCCTCAAATTCGTAATACTGAACTGACCAAATACTTTATCCCCCACAACGTCTTGAACACGAAGTAATCCACTCCGTTCCGTACTATTATTGCAACCGAAGGTAATATTTGAATTGATTAAGGTGCTCTTTAATGCCAAATTCGCATACGTCCTTAAAACAGTAATATCAGAAGTAAATGTTTTAATCCCATTTATTGTTTCGTCGCCAGTTTTCTTAACAGCGTTATTTATACCACTCTGTAACGCTGGAACAGTAGTATCAACCAACGTACTCAACACATCACCGCCGATAAGTGCAACCCTACCGTCAGCCTCAACATGACAATACCATCTGTTACCAACGGCATTAAGCGCGGTGTCTTTAATCCCTCCAATACTAGTAGTCGTTGCCATCGGAACAACAACCAATGTCCCGTAAAGAATCCAAGTATCTGTTACAAATACCCACAATTTGGCATTATTAACATCCTGAATAATATCCCCAGTCTCTGCCTGTTTTGACGTTTCCGCAACCCACGCATAATTAAGCTGTGTCTGGGTCGGCTCTGACGACAGACCAGAAACAGCCTTAACATCGCTCAACCCCTCCAACGCCGATATCCTATTCTCGGCGTCGGCAATCCATGCAACGCTAGAAGCGTCCATTACTCCCGCCAATTCTTCCGTCGCGCCAGGGACGTTAAAACTCAACGGAGTTACAACACCAGTAACGGGATTTATGGCGTCCAGCGTGGCTAGAATGTTGGTTCCGTCCTGGGTCAAACTTATCGGTCCAAAATGTATGTTTTCATCAATTGAATCTTTATCCAGTTTTTCGTTCGATAGAAGGATAACATCATTCTTAATGTTTTCAATATCAACGGTGTTAATATCTGTCAATGCGTCGAGACCATCCAACCTATCAATACCATCATTCACGTAATCAACCAACATATTGTGTTGTTTGATGTTGGTTTTCTGAACCAAGTCGTACGGCGTAATCTTATTTTTTAGGTTTACCATTTATACCATGCTCCGTAATTTATGAAGTTGTTTGAAAAAAGTTTGTTGAAAACGTTGTAAACCGTGCGGTTATTATCAAGAAAACCGTTCAGTGTTTCATAGTTGGGTCTGACGCCCAAATCAGATAAATGGGTCGTCTCCGTCTCATCACGCGCAACGTTACTCTCTACACCTGATTTAGAACGTGACGTCGGTTTATCATCGTCGACGTTGTCGGCAGGGATATCAATGTTGGATGTATCGCCGTCAGAGATTCCCAGTTCCGTTACGCTTAACGTACGTACTTCGTCACGCCCGAGTATCGGTTTAGCGATATCAGTATCGTACACCTCAAGCAGACGTTCGATTGTATCGGCGTTAAGTACCAACGTTTCTATGAGTCCATCAAGAAAATCCTGGTATGTTTCACCGTTTATTTCAAATCTTGAATAATATTTATCAAAATTATCTATCAGAGCGTCTTTTTTAGCTGTCATTAACGGTAAGGTATCGGTTAAAGACGTCCACGCATCCGTCAATCTAAACGGTGTTGGGACGTCTTTATAGGCTATGGTCCAAATAGGTAAATCATCACCTTTTATAGGATTAAAGTATTCCATCATCATCAGCTCCTTCATCTTCATCGTTCTGTTCCGAAATGCGCATATTATCTATAAGTTTGACAGTTGTATCAACACCGAACACCTTTTTAATCTTCTTACATGCGTTAAGTCTTGAAGTCATGGCATCCCTCAAATAAACGTTCAGCAGTTCATCATTGCTTTCAACCTCCGAATCATTCATACGCTCACGCTTCTGCATTGCGGGTTCATTATTGACGCCCAACATCTCCAAACCTTCATTAAAAAATGCCTTTTTCACATTGATAAGTGACTCAACATTATAAGCGCTGTCGATTTTCAACGCCGTGAGCTTTTTATCAATACCACCATCGCCGAAGAAAACATTACACCCATTAACTATTTCGCGGGTGAATATTTCTCCCTTTTTACGTCCAAGAACACCTTCAGAATCAAAAAACAACGGCGCGCGCTGATTTATCAATTGCTGACCTATTGCAACGTCGATATCAGCCATCATTTCACAAATACGCGCGTCATTTATATAATCCATTCTTGATTTTTTATCATTAATCAGGTCTGAAATAAAAACACAATCTTCACCGTCGATAAGAGTAGGACGTTCCCAATCAGAAAATGGGGAATTTGCATTAATGAAGATAGGACGCAATGCTCTAGGACGGTTAGTTATCGAATACCCGATAATTTCGCTTTTTGTACAAACGGGACCCATTTCCATTGAAGAATAAAGCATTACATTTCTATACTCTGACAGGAGCAATTCTATATCGTTCGATTCTATACCCTCCGGTAGATTTTCCCATTCGAATACATTTGAGGCAATACGCTTATACCTGTTAAAATATTCAACACTCTTATTGCGCGTGGTCTCTATTATATTACTACCGTCATACTTATCTCCATCCCAAAACATCATATCACACTCTTTATTTTTATACCAGATTGAAACTTGGTTTTTATCGCTTGCTTGACGCTATACGGCACGTCCGCTATAATCTCGACGTCCGCGAACGTATACGCCCCTGGTGACGGCGTCCACGACGCCAGCGGGATATTACAATCGGCGCCGAAATTGACTATTTCAGAATTAAATCTATCAATATCATGCTGGGGCGCTGAAAGTTGGACCGCACATAAATTATAATTATTATCCATCACGAAAGAACCCGGAACCATTGTGTCTTGTGCAAGCTGATATTTTTTATCCTCAAGATTGTTGATTTTACTTTCATAATATGTGTCTATTCCATACGACAAGATAGCAGAAGCTACGCCACCAACAACACCAGCCGCGGCTCCGATTGGTGACCCTGACGCTCCACCGACGGCTCCCGTTAATGTTGAACCTCCGATGCCTTGAGCTAATGCCTTATTTTTCTGTATACGTCTTTCTTCGATTTCTATACCCTTCATCCCAGACGCCCAATTTGTGTACGCGTCGTTGTTATAGTCTATTTGTTGACAAGGTATCAAAACGCGTGAATTTTCAACGGCGTTATAGGACCCTATCGACTGGGCACCATCTTCATATATCAATGTCAGCTCAACAAAACATTGCGTCCAGGACGCTATAAGACGATAGTAGAGCTTAACCAGAGTCCTACCGTATGGGATGGTGTAGACTACCGTTCCTGCAGGGTCGGTGATACATCCAATATGGGTTGCATCTGTTGTCAAACTTACGGTCATTGAGTATGGATTTGATGGTCCAACCAAGGAAAAAGACCACCACCAATTGTTAGTCGATGTTTGCAACACCATATAATTGCTGTTAATATCGAAAGGGACATACCATATACCAACTACATCTTTTGGCGCGATTCCGGTTATTGATGCCAGGTCACCGCTGAAAACGTCAAACAAATCTATCGACCATGTGTTTGATGATTCGTCCTTAATACCATTATAGCCTTGCATCGGTGAATATATGTACGAAAAAGAGCTTTTTGTATCATCCGTAACATAAGCTATCAACAGACCACTACGTACGACCAATGGCTTTGTCGGGTCACCGGGTATAATACTGCCAGACGACACGAACATATCAATCGGACTTATAGACTGCTCATATTTTTTAGGGTCGGCAGAGGTTGATTTTATCAAATGACAACGTCCGAACGCAATTTTAGATTCATAAAAAAGGGTGGTATACCAATCGATGGTATAACCAAGGAAAACGCGGTTATTTTCATTAACCAAGATTTCCGTTACAGTGAAAAAATATGTTATTTCATCGGTCTTTAGACATCCATAACCATAATTAACAGCGTTATCAAAACTCAAATTTACCAAAATAGGGTCACCTATCTTATTGTAAACAACATTCTGGCTATACCCTTGTTTTCCCGTCATATATGTATCGAATTCACTTTTTGAAGAAAAATGTGGGAAAGTGTTTATCCCGTCAAAGCTCACATCCTTATAAAGCGCCAGTGTGGACATTTTACATCACCAACGACCCTAGGATGGTTGCCAATATCGACACTATACCTATCAGTATAGTATCGATACGGGTTGACATGGACGAAATCCTTTTTTCCAACCTTTCAACATCCGGACACTTGCCATGCATCGGACAAAAAGGATTGTAAGAAGTTTCTTTTCCCGTTCTCATATAATCACGGCGAAGCGGGTGCGGTCGTTATAGCAACGCAGTTTTCCCAGGGACGAACGCCGATACAACCCTTATAGAGTATGTGGAAATTAGTATAATCTCCAGCTCCGTTAGTGTTGCTGTTGATTTTACTTTCACCCTGATAGGGACGGTACGCGATACGGTCCATCGACGTTACGATTGCGAACGGCTTTCCACCATCCATAAATTCAGGGGCGCCCGCGATTGTCCATCCATTGGCTGTTACTCCAGTCGTCATTTCGGCGGTCGTTATGGCGGTGGGCATTTCAGGAATGGTTATTATTTCAGCATTCGATACGATTTTATCGGGAGATGGAAGAACCGCCAGGTCAGAAACCATGTCATTATATGTTTTTTCCTCCATGATAACGGCAACTTTCTTACTTGCGGTCAAAAACTTATTGGGGTCCACCGCGGCATTAACATAAAGTCCCTGGTTCGTCCTAAACTCGCTGGCTAGGTCTCTTATAGTCTTTCTGACAACGTCGAAATCGGCGGTGTCGATAGGCTTGGTATGCTCAATAGTAGACACCAGCTTTTTACCTATCATCGCGTTAATATCCATCTGAACCGACGTTTTACCATTTTTGAGTATATAACTGGCGAAATCCCCAATTTTAGCGGGATTAGAGACCAGCTCACCCAACGCAAGATTAGACGGTACCGAGAGAGGAACCCATCCCTGATAGTGGGTTTCATAAATTGCCTGGAATCCTTCACTCTCATTATACCCGAATGCATCCTGTGCGGTTGCTTTCGGGTTGTAGCGCTTGCTCCCAGGGATTGCCAGCATTCTTTCAACCCATCCATATCCGCTGTTAAGGGATTCTCCACGGAATGTATTATAAAATGCAACGTCAAAATCTTTCGTAGGAACCATCATTTCTTCCGTAAGCATTTTCGAAAAAGCAGGAGTTATTCCAACCGCATCAACCAGTTCGGTGGCGTGCGTGCTCCAAAAATTCGGATTCATCGTTTTCAATGCTTTCGTAAATTCATCATCAATATCCATATTTATACCTTCTTATTTTTCCTATATTCGCTTATAAACAAATCCCGCAGAGAAGCAGGACTATCAGGCACCGCATCACTCTTATCGGACGCAATTACATGATTTGCAATTATTTTTTGAAGTTTCGCGACGTCGGCGTTTGTGGTCGTCAAATTTGTAGAAAGTTCGTTGTTCAACGTCTTGAGCGCGTCGCGTTCGCTCTTGACGGCGTCAAGTTCTTCCTTGATTTTGACGTACGCTTCAAGCTTTTCGGTTATTTCATCCATTTTATCCCCTGATTTTCCTGAACGATTTAATGACCATTTTTATAATTTCTCCGATGGTGATGAACCCGTCATCATCATATTTAGCCTGATTGGCGACGTCGGAAAAAATAATATCAACCTGTTCTGCCGAACATATTCTTTTATTAACAATATTAAGAATCCACTTTATCATAATCCACCTGAAGGGGTTTAGTATATTAGCCGAATATTTAGGGGGGGTCCGTTTTCCAGGTATACCCCGAAAGTTAAACGGCATCATATACAGCCCCTAATAAATGATAAGCATTTCAGTTATATAAATGTAACGTTGTTAATGCATTATTAATAAAGGTGACACCTTTACAAATTTAAAATTAAATAAAAAATAATAGCGACAATATCAATTGTCGCTATATGAAAAAGTTTAAAGGCGCTCTCTAGAGAGCGCCACCAGGTCAAAAATTGCATTTAGCGTTTTTCCGCTGTCAAACCGTACAATGCCTCTATTAATCCAATCCTCTATTTTTTGTCCAATTCCTCTATCTCTCATCATCCCATCTGAAAGTTCACGCCGATTAAGAGCCATAACAGGACGGTCTGAACGTGGTTTTATCGGGGTAAAATAAATATGCCCCTCATACTCACGCCATCCATAATATGAACCACGTGAATAAAGTTGAATCCACTCCAATGGAATGTTTAAATCCGGACATTTTCCGATAAAAAAGTCCCTATCTTGGGTCGCATTTTCTAAATAATCTAATATTTCTTCTTCGGTACGTCCTTTCTCAACCTCAAATTTTATTATTCTTTCTAACGCTTCGGGGGATGGTTTAACATGCTCAACGACTATATCGCTTTCATAGCCGAAAACAGAACGTTTGAATCTTCTGATTTCACCCGATGGAAAAGGTCTTACACCCCAATGGGTAAAATAATCGTTGAACCACGATATGCGGTTACCCATCAATACGGCGCGGAAGTCGCTATTATTTCTTCTTAACGTCGTGTAAAGTGACTGCCACTTTTCATATTCGGTTTCTTTCTGGATACGATTTTGATAAAATTCTGGAATGAATTCATCATAGACCCACCACTTAAAAACTCTATCAATACCCTTGGCTTTAGCGGCGTCTTTCACTGGCACGAAAAGAATACTTCCGACATTTTCCATATCCTTGGGGGTGAGCCATGTTATACCTTTAGCCACGGTTTCAGACGAAAACGTAACATTTTTAGTATTTTCAGCAAATGCCTTAAATTCCGCCAGTGATGTTTTTGTCTGGTCTGCGTCCCATCGCGACCATGCCACATTTTCCCCCGAAAGACTGACGTTAAGCAGTCTTTTCATCATATCGTAGGATTTACCTAGCGAACGAATAGACATGATGGTCGTTATTTTAGCATTGTAAGATAATGCTTCATCCGCTGTATAATGTGCTCCCTTCATTTCAATGACCTCCTTTATATACCGTAGGTTTTGACGACACGATAAATGGACGTTCGACTAGCGATATAGCCAGCGTTTCAGGATTACGTTCAGCCTTCAAACGGACAGTCTCATATCCTTCTTTTAAATCTCCAAACGGAATTTTATCAGAAATTCTTGACGTCAAGCCTGCACATTTGGTATAACTTTTCCCATTGATAAGTTCTTGATAAGTCTTAGGTCCTACAACATTAACACTGTTAGGTTTAGATTCTATCCCCCACTCACCCAGATTTTTACCAATTTTGAAATCTTTTTCCCAACCATTGTAACGCACAAAAATAAGGCTGTCTGTATCACAATATAACAACTTTTTTCGTGGGATTAATACGGCTGATTTCATCAAGGTAACGCGTGTCATCATGGCAATCCAACTTCCTAACGGTAAATTAACACCTTTACGCCCCTTTTCCGTTACGGTTTTTCGCGATACGCTCACATCGGGAAAAAATCCGTTTTGATGTTGTGAATAAAGGTCTGACGTCAAAACCTCCGATTTTATATTGTATAGAATGGTTTCACCCTCCAAACGCGTTAAAAATTTCCCATACAATGAATTTTGTAGACGCTTATAAACCTGACGTTTTGCCCCCTCCGAATGACTTTTACCACCATATAGAGCATTGATAAACGCCGTTAATCTTTCGTCGTGACGTGTCCTAAAATATATGAAACTTTCAGTCCCTATAAAATCATATTGTGTCAACAATAAATCATATTCATCTTTCCAAATCCCAAAACTTCCGTCAAGATAAAAATTTTCGACATAGTAGCCAGGCTTTAATTCTTCGAAAGAACGGAAACGTTCACAATCAGCCTTATTACGAAATTGCATCATTTTTAAACCATCACTTTTTAAGGAAAAATCTCCCGTTGGATAAACGATATAAGTATGTTCACCTTCAGGTTTTTCTTCTAAAATTGGGCCATATGGAATATTTTTAACCATTTGTGAGGGATGTGCCGAATTTAAATCTAAATGTATACAATCGTTAAACATTCCAACCCTAAAAGCCTGACAAACTCCACCTCTTACGGATGGTCTTATTTTTTCTTCAAAAAGCGGGATATCATTTTCTGTAAATTGGAAATAATCCCATAAATCCTTACTATTGGGTCCTGGCATTTCAACAGTATCACCCATGATATCAACATTTTTATGCGTCAATGCATATTTAAATAAAGATAAAGTACGCGCTCCGATTGTCATTTTTTCGGTTAAATCGAAACCGTGGATATCTCCGAGAGCTAGCGCCAGCTCGTACGTGAGCTGCGCGTCACGCATGGCGTACTCCTTTTCTAGCGATAGTGGTACCCGCTTGGCAAAATTTTTACTTTCTAGCTCGATTTTTCCCTTCCCCAAAAATGCCTGACATGCGCTTTCAAGTGATGTATGTAAGAGTTGAAATAAATCAACAAAAACAATCAATTTACCAGTTTTGTAGGCTCTAAAAGAAACCTTATAAACGTCATTTGGCGACTGAATTATATTGATTTCGCCCTTTCTTACAAAAAATTCGTCGGTTATCTTATAGTGGGTGACGGCGTATTTTTCCATTTGGGAAAAATCAAATTTCAGATTAAAAAAGTAAAAAATAGAGTCGTAGTCCAATGATTCGAAGAAGTCGAAGACGTCGTCCAAAATGATTGAACGAATATCTTCATCGTCAAACGAATCCATATTATCTTGCATACCAAAATATGCTTGAACCTCATTATTATAGATTTGAACCGATAAAAGTCCATCACCTCCCACATTATACGTTTCTGTATCAATCCCATATTTCTTCATAGTTCCACCTTTGGCTTAATATTCTATTCCAACATCTTTAAACATTGCTCTTATTTCATCCCACATTTCAGCACGTGCTTCTTTCGTCGCTTGCTCGTACCCGATGACCCATTCGCGTCCTTCGGATTCCGACATTATTTTTAGGTCTATAAGTCCAGAAATTGCCAGCTCGAAGTTGATGACTGATTGGATATCAGCTTTTTCGGCGAATACCTCTTCACTCAAAAGACCTACTCCAGCGATAGGAGACCCTGCGATAAAGTGTGTTGTAGTCTTAACTCGTGGGATATATACACCCTTTACCATATTTTTTTGTACTTTTTTCAACGAACGCGTGCGCGTGGCGATAGCCTTTTTTGTGAGGTTTTTCTGTTTTAAAGACCCAACCTTGCGCCCGTTTTTATATACACCTTTTTTAGTTATATCGACAACCAACGCTTTTTGATATTTATCAGGTACACGCCGCCCAGTTTTCGAATAAAAAAGTTGTCCTTGCGCGAAATTGTAAGATACCATTTTAGCCATGATATATTACCTCATATTGATGGCGATAGGCACCGTTGATATATCCAGCGCTTACAATTCGCAGGTATCCCTGGGTTGTGAGACGGCGTAGGTGGTCTGATATGGTTGCTGGAAACGTAGTCTTATTCACGTCGGGACGTTGGCGTTGTATCATTTCGTAGACCTCCCGCGTCCAAAAAGTTCCTTCGATATTTTTAACAAATTCCCAGGTTTCATTAATTGAGTATGACATATTTTTCACCCCAAATATTCATTTTCATAAACATTTAACATTTCATCAACCTCATAATACCACTTGGTGTAAAAAACCACGGCTTCACGTATAAATTTGAGGTGGGAATAATCTCCACCCTCACTTTCTACGAAAGCGTCTATCTCTTTACAAATATCTTCATTCAGCGACAAATTAAATACTCTGCTCATATATTTTTTATCTCCCTTGATTTATATAAAATGTTTGATAAGTGGTTTAGAGTAGGACATGTAAAATGTTTAATCATCCTCTACGACGTCTATGACATCGTATGTTTCACCGTTCGAGTAGCGCGTCAGTGAGGTGAAAAATGCGAAATTCTTACCACCGTCAAACTCTGTTCGGAATCCACGCGGAATTTTTTCAGTTTTTCCGAAAGCCTGACTAAATTTTGTCACCAGGTGAGAAGACTTCGAGCGCGTCCATGTCCCATCGGAGAAGTCTATTGTCGCACGGAGCGATTTATATCCCGTCGGAATCCACAACCCGTTTATCTGCTTTTTGTCTTCTTTTTCCTCAATCGTAACCGCGGTTACTGTTTTTGACTTACCAATGAGCTTTTTAGGCTCAACATACGTATCCTGTGTGTAATCCATATTTATATCTCCTTTACTATATATTTGTCCTACTCTCTCATAAAATGAGTGTGAATAAAAAGTTTCACCTTAATAAATTTCCACGCCGTCCAAGGTTTTTATGTGAAAAAGAGACGTGAAACGCTTTCTCTTACCTATCTCAAATTTGGCGCATTGAGTGGTATTATAGCGCTGTCTGTTTGAAATCGCTGGCTCCATATCGGCGCTTATAACGCGTGCCATGTGTCCTGATATTATTTCAAGGGTCGCGAAAACAATCTCGGAACGATAACCTGGAACCCCAGGTTTATAGACACCTATTAAATATTCTGCAGTTATTTGCGTGCCGACAGGTAGATTTTCCAACTGATTTATAGTTGCCATTTATATTCACCTCAAATATTATTATAGCCAAATATCCCAAACTTTGGTCCACTCAAGGCAATCAACAGGTATATCCTCTATCTCTTCTGCCCCCCAAACCTCAACGTGCTCCTCCCTCTCGATGGAAAGTTGCGTCGCGTCATTAATCGCGTCACCCTCATTGTAGTAGAGTTCACCTATTTGCTTGTCGTCAATCATCAACTGATATATTGTTGTCATTTTAGTACCTCCTTCTCTATTCTTTTCTGAAAGTTCTATTCTTTTGTATAAAGGGTTTGGTTAAAGGGTTTGGTTAAAGGGTTTGGTTAAAGGGTTTGGTTAAAGGGTTGGGAAGGTATACGCGTATACCTTCTTTATTATGTCCACAATCGCGGCCTTAGTCATGAAGCGCACATCATCGGAGAAGACGTAATCGAACGTCACGCCGTCGATACCCATTTCACACTTGCAACCGTTGACGATATCTTTGTATATCCATTCAGCGTATGCGTCCGACGTGGGCACGTCTTCTAAATCTTTGTCCCCGTCCAGTACCGCGTTCAGCGTGTAGCCCATTTGGGTTCCAGCGTACGCTTCTATAAGCTCTTCTACCGTCTTGTCGAATTTGTACGCTTCCCCAAACATTTTAACCGTTATTTTCACCATTTACATCACCTTTTTAAAAATTAAAGTGTTTTTTCGGTTTACCCCGTGTTGTTCAAATTTCATTTAGTGGCTTGCCCGATATTTCAGGGAGGGTTGTGTTATCCCCTTGCCGTTGCGTACGTCACCGTGTGGGTTTTCCCCCCACCGGCTCACTCACTATAACTACATGTCACTTTGTGTATATATAGTCATCTACATGTATATACTTAACTTAATTAAGGTTATACCTTTATTTTAAGACTTGCCCATAAAGGCCCTTTGCAGGCTCCTGGTGGCATGAGGACCTCTAGAGGTACTCTAGGTCCTAA